AAGTGTAGGACCTCATCGGGCTTTAAATCGTATACCTCGCCTTGTGCGTTTTGGGTTCGGTAATGAAGGGTACCCGTAGCGGCATCCAGTTGTACAAACGTACGTACCGGATCCAGCGGCCACAGTGCCACGGGGTACCCGTCAGGCCCCCATTTAATATAGGCAATGCCGTTGCCGTAGATACCGATGTGCCCTTGTATGGTTTGCTTAAATACAAAGGCCGACATGAAGGGGTTCGGCCGCTCGTATAACAGTTTGGCGACCGGGTGCTTCATGCCGATGTCTTTCTTTTGATTGTTAAATGTATGAATCGGAAGTTTTCCGATATCGTCGGCTAAAATAGACACGCATGCGGCTACGTTCGAGTTCTTAGCGGCTTGTTCCGGTGTAAGAACCGCTCCGCCTCCGATGGCATCGATGAGCCACTGCGCGGGATTTAAAAGGGTCCCGCTATCGGTTCCTGTAAACAGCTTCCCGCTCCCATTGGCCCGGTTTAACAGCCAGTTACGAATGAGCATCCGTATCGACCCCTTTAGCCTTATCGGTAGTTAACGTGTAATTAATAAGATACGCCCCCGATAAGCATTCAACGGCTGCCGTATATAAGGCTACGGCAGGACTTACATACGACCCGGCTATCACTAATAAGATAAAGCCGGCTAGTAGTAAGATATCATCGGCAAACTTTTTTATTGTCTTCATATGATTCCTCCTATAAACTAAATTCATCGGATAAGACATACTCGCTTAAATCTTCAAGTTCCGCTACATAAGCCCGGCTAAAGGCATTTATGACCGCCGCTATCGGGTCAATGCGGTTTGTGGACTTTGCCTTATCAAGCAAGATGTTTTCATTGTGGTCACGCTTAGTCACGGCGTTACTAATAGCCCAATCTAAAAGAGGATTGGGTTCATGTAAGATGTTTCCTCGATAGGCTTCTTCTCGAAAGGCCTTGGTCGGTTCTGAAAGCGTTCGCATCCCTTGCCGTACTTCAACGGTTACAATGCCCCTTGAATCAAGCTCTTGCGAAAATTGAGTCGCGTTATACGGGTCATAGCATACTTCCTTAAGGTTTACCCCCAGGTTATCCATTTGTTCTTGTATCCATGTGTCGATAAAGCGGTAATCCACGACATCCCCCGGGGTGATGGTAAGGTATCCCGCTCTTGCCCAGGCTCGATACGGCGCTTTATCGGTTTTTTCATGTGTAGCTACCTTCTCTTCCGGAATAAACCCATGGGCTCGTACCAAATACTTGGTCGTCCCGTCGTCATCAAGTGGCAGCACCATACCCACGGCCGTAAGGTCGATGCGCATCGACAAGTCGATGCCGATGTACATATCCTGCTTGTATAGGTCGATAGGAGGGGCCGTAATGGCCCCTCGTTCTTTCCACTTGGCCATATCCATATACGATAACTCCGACTGATTGACCCATAGGTTCATATTCTTTGTTAAAAACGACTCCATCTTCTCGGGGCTCTCCAGTGCCGAGGCTAACTTACTGCGAATATTGGCTAGGCCTTCGGGATAAGTCGCCGCTATTGGATTCGCCTTCACCCAACACTCTTCATCTTTGACATCGTCGATGAGGTTGCCCTCTTGGTCTCGATCGAGTTCATTTACCATACAGAAGTAATCGGCGACGTCAAAGTCGAGCGACGGGTCGAGTATCTTCTCAACGAGCGGATACTCTACCCGATAACACGGACCACCGAAGTTATTGCCCGCCGTAGTGATGATAAATAATAGCGGTTGGCGTCTGGCTACCATACCGGTGTTGATAACTTCAAGAATCTCGTCAGTCGGATGGGCGTGATATTCATCGATAAGACCGCACTGAGGATTAAGCCCATCACCCGTCTTGCCGTCGTCTTTTGATAAGGCTCTAAGTATTGAGTCGCTCTTCGGGTGACGAATGACTCCATACGATTCGTGCCATTTACCGGTAAGTAGCGGGCACCTTTTTAGCATAGCTACGACTTCATTGTAGATAATCTTAGCCTGTAGGGTCTTAGTCGCCCCGATATATACTTCGCTCATGGGCTCACCGAGAGCCATGAGTTCGTAATCCCCGACGATTGCCAGCGACTGGGACTTGGCATTTTTCCTGGCCACCTGCCAGTAGGCCCTACGAAAGCGCCTAAGGCCCGTATCTTGATGGACCCATCCGTAGACGTTGCCGAAGATAAACCGTTGTATCGGAGCAAAGTCTATCGGCTCGCCGGCAAGGACGCCTTTGGTATGCCGATGTAAATGTGCCCAGTTAAAAAAGCGCTGCGCCTTTTCTTCATCAAACACATACGGAAACTCTTCCGTTTTCGTATGCTGAACATCTCTTAAAAAACGTTCGCACGCCCAGCGGTGCTTTTGGCATACATGGGCCGTGTCCTTTATGCAGTTATGGCTATACTGAATAAGTTCTTCAAGTAGCGTCATACATTACCAAATCCTTTATCGCCCAACGGATCGGCCTTCTTAGGCTCTTCTTTAGGAATGTTCTTGGCTTTGGCCAGAGGATTTAAAAACATTCGGTCTTCCATTTGAACGAGTGAATTCATTTTAGCGTTAATGGCCTTGTCCAGATTTAACAGCCCCGATACGGATAGGACGTATTCTATCTTTTCAAACATTTTTTCCGCTCGTCTTGTTCCGTACTTTTCAGCCAGCGCCTCGACGGCTGCCAGTCCTTCATCGGGAGTAAACCCTACCGTTCTTATTTTTTCCCGATGATGCAATAAATCTAAATATTCCGAAAAAGTAACACAGTATCTGGCCATCATTCCCACATCAGCCGAGCTTACAAAATCGATATTTTTATATAATTTTACTATCTCTTTCCACTTTTTATGGGCCTCTTTATCCGCCCGAACATAGCTCGGACAGACCAATTTTTTATCACCCAATTTCACTTCCGACTGCTGCCGTTTTTCTATCTCAGCCGCAGTAAGATGCCGTTTGTTCCCCTTCATGAGATGAAGAGCAACAGGCACCGCGGGTCTTCCTCTGGGCATACTATTACCTCCGTTATCCCGTAAGGGGAATTTCACGAACTTTTTAAGAAGAAGAGGCCAAAACGGTCCGGCGTTTTAAGGTAAAAACTTTTTTGACCGGGGGGCCTTTTCTCATTCTCATTTAAAATTATATTTTCTCAATTACGAGAGTAGTGGCCAAAGCCGCCGTCTTCTCTGGCGGTCTTACGATTGTGGCACACGTGATTCATGGCTTGCCAGTTCTTCGTATCCCAGAACAGCTTCTGATTGCCTCGGTGCGGAATGATGTGATCCACCACATCTGCGGGAAGCGGCTGCCCCGAGGCCTTGCACCGCTCGCATTCACAGGTAGGATGTTCGGCTAAAAAAGCAAGCCTGGCTTTATTCCACTTCGAACCGTAGCCTCGTTTGGCGGCGCTTTGCCGTCTGCTATCGTATGAAGTCTTGCGGTGCTTTTCGCAGTATCTGTCACGGGTAAGCTCATGGCAGCCCGGATAACAGCACACATGTAAACTCTTTTGCGGCATCCCTTCACCTCCTTGATACAATGCTTCAAGCCAGACATTTATCTAAACTACTTATTGCTAAATAGCATTGTGCTTTGACAAATACGAATAGACTATACAACATGTCGTTTTTCTCATTCTTTTATTCATAAGATTACTACATGAAGTATCTCTGTTACCTATAAGCTATCTACCTAAATACTTTACAATTTTTAAAATTAGATATATCCTTATAGAAGGATTTTCAATCCTACATGGTCTAAATCCACTGTGATTTAGACAAGACAAAATCTTATTTTGTCGACCTCTGGTAAAGGAATAACCCCGAGTCATAATGGCTTGGGGTTATTTCCTTTATTACGCCCCTCTACACAAACCGGGCATACTGTAATAATAAGTTCAACAAAACAAGACGCCCAATTACTGAGCGTCTTGTTCTGTGTCATGCAATATATTATTAGGAGGTGTTCACACTATTAATATACCAGCATTTTCCGTACCAAGTTGATACGAAAGCGTACCGTTTGTAACATCCCTTAATTTCTATCGGTAAAAACAAAATGCATCTGCAAGGGAATTGACAAGGGACCGAACATCATCATTGATACTTTTTCCAAAACTCTACCAGAGCGTTTTCTTACAGCCGGTTCACTTAGATGTAACACATCCGCAATACGCATCCAGGAAGCCCCGTTAATGAAACGTTCTACAACAATAGTGCGGTCAGCATAGCTTAGAGCCTCTATAGAACGGTCAAGTCTCTTAATTACCGGCTCAATCTTATTCAGTTCTTCCTGAATATTTTTTTGCTGTTCTTCAATTTTTTCTTTTTCACACATGGACTTTTCTTCCTGGCTTAACATTTCCCCATTACTTCCGGGAGCAAATGACATAGACGGAACCTTAGGAGCTGCCGTCAAATTTAGCTGGGTTTGGTATTCTTCGAGTTCCGCATGAAGGTTTTCAATATAGACTTTCGTCACATTGTATTTTCTAAGTAACGTTTCCACTTCTTTGGTTCGTTTATCTGTCATCCTTTCTGTAGCCTCCTAATATCGTAACCGTTCTTCAACCATAACTTCAATTCTCGGTTTATCACTGTATATTTTTCCCGCATTAATTTCGCACACAATGCTGTCATCTTTTAACACCGTGCCGTTTAGTGCGTCCAGTATCCCTTTGATGTAATTATCCGTATCAGGTCTTGTTGTCGGTCGAATTTTAGCTTCTATAGCTTCTTTTCGTTTCTTTTGACTAAATCCACTCGGAATAGCTCGACATATTAATAAGTGTACTCTACACGGATTTTTAAACTGCCTAAAGCCGGGTTTTGCCAGTAACGGTTGTAGTTCTAATCTTATCAGTGCCTTATAGGCTTTGGACTTTATCGGATCATACGCCTTAACAAATCCGCCTTGCCGTGAGAACCTCGGGCGTCCCTGGGCAACCGGATTTCCATAAAGCGTCATTAAAATTCTCCGTACCTTTTCTGTTTCCTCATACTTTATCGGCATTTATGCTCTCCTTTAAAACGGGATTTCTTCCTGAACCGATTCGCCCATATCTTCAAAGCCAGTAGCAGCTTCCTTTTTTCTCCACTTGTTCAGTCTTTGTCCTACCTCATCCGCTAAGATATATGTACGGTATTGATTCACACCGTCTTTTTCATATACGTTAGTCTTCATACGGCCGATTATGATAACCGCATCCCCTTTGTGCAAATCTTCATAGATAGAATTAGCCAAATCATTCCAGGCTTCAACATTCACCCAATCGGTAGCCTGTTGGTACTCCCCGTTTTTATCTTTATAATTTCTATTTATGGCAACTGACAAACTAACAACCACATTGCCGCTTACCGTTTCTCTTCGTTTAGGGTCTTGCCCCATGTTACCTACAATAATGACCTGATTCATATTCATTCTCCTTTCGGAACTAATTCAATACAACTCGTTCTACAATTTCACCATTTTTCGATAAATACAGCTGTACCTTATTTCCACATTCATCAAGCTGCATGTCCGTACTTGCATAATGTGTCAGTATCGCTAAGTTTTTCCGAATTACGCTATCAGGAATATCCGGCCAAAGACTACGCGCAAACGTTCTTAACTTACGAGGAATAGGTTGCTCATACTTCTTTTCTCTTAAAGCTGCCAACCTGGCTATTAAAGCTTGTACATCAATTTTATGTCTCGGCTTACTATATTCGGCTATCTTTAAAGAAGATCGTTCGACTTCTGCCCGTGCACTAAGCTTCTTATCCAGTATTTCTTTTATGGTTGCCAAGGACGGAAAAAATTTCTCCCGTTCAATTGTAATTTCTACTGCATCGGCGACATCCTGTTCATCGTACCTTGCAAATATTTTTTCAAAATTTTTAAAATATCGAGTCCTTTCATCATTATCTCTTAATTGGTTCGGATATGAACCGCAAATCAGAGACTGGATAAAGTCCATACTTCCGCTCGTAAACATTCTCTAGGACCCCCTTTGCCG